CGGGGCGAGGTGGTCACTTCGCCGTCTCCCCCTCGCCCTGACGCTCCCTTTCACCATAGAGGACAACAATGACTGATTGGACGCAAGTAGAAACCGACCACCCAGTTTGGATTGAAGGTGAAACCAAGGGCAAGTTCTTCTTCCGTGCCGTCGAAAAGGATGGCCGACTGCGAATCACTGGTGGAAACAACATTTTCCGCACCCGGAGCGTTGACCCTGCGCTCGTCACCTTACGCACGAGCCACCTGCGCCCCAAGAAGTGAGCGACGAGAAGCGTTGCCGTAAGTGCAACGAGTGGAAGCCCCTGAGCGACTTCACAGAGCGCAGAGACAAGCCGGGAGCCTATTCACCAGCCTGTAGAGCCTGCGACGGAGCCAAGAAGCGCAGCCAAGCAAATCGGTGGCAGGCAACCCAGCGAGAATCAGCAGTCAAGGCTTCCAAAGTGATGAAGCGCACACCACTGAAGCCAGTGAGCGACCATCGCCGTGAGGTCAACGTCGAACGCAAGAAGCGAATGGTGGAAAAGTTTGGCGACCCCCGGACTTGGGAGTGTCGGTTCTTTGAGTACGCTCCACCGAACGCTGGACTTCCAAAATGCTTCGGTGAAATCCACGGCCACGAACTTCTGAGCCGGGCCAAGGCAGGGCGCACCGACGAGAACATCTTGAATATGGAGAACGTCATCACCTTGTGTGACTTCCACAACGGATGGGTCGAAGACAACCCCTTGCTCGCCAAGCAGTACGGCCTAAAACTTTAGGCTTCCAACATCACCAAAAAAAGTTTTGGAAATGACTTGACTTTGTGACACCGGTACTGTACACTGGTTTATGTAGGGCGAAGTTGGTTCTACGGAGTTCCTTGAAAACCGATTTGTAGTTTCTAGGGGGTGTGCGGTAGGCCTTGTTGCTTCGGCTAGCACAAACCCAACGTTTGCTTACTCGCACCTCGCCTAGAGATTACAAGTCACCATTCGATGGGTGTGGAGAACCACTTTGGGCAACGGGCTTCTAAGGCACCGTTGTGAGGTGGGGCTACCGCTTAGAACGGGAAATCCCAATTTGAGTTCTACGCCAAAGAGTGACGAGCGCGAGCAGGCTGGCAGGCTGGGCTTACCCTTCCATTTGGACGCGTGTGGGCGAGCAGGGTGGTTCTGCCAGACTTATCGAATGAAACCGAGAACTGCGGTGCCATTATCCGGTGCTGTCATAAGGGGCGAACCAGCAACATCGGGGAGAACTAAGCAGGCAGACTAAACCTTCGGGGCTGGGTAGTGAGAGCAGTAAAGCGACGAGCCTCACCTTTGGGTGGGGCTTTCGCCATTTTCCAAACTCGGCTGTAGCATTTTGGTGTGACTTTCATTCCCTGCTCCATCAACCTGCATCCCAGTGAAATCCGAGTGGGGGACACGGGCTACGCCAAGACCAACGGGCAAGTAGGTCGGCTCATCCGCATTGGCGAGCGCATCAAGTTCCACCACACCACCTACAACCACGTCTTTACGGTGGTCAAGGCTGGCGACACCTACGACAGCATCCTCGTTGTCCAAGCCACTCCAGTCCACGGCATCATCCTGTCCCGGTTCAGTGAAATCTCCGATGCTGCCGAACTGGTCACGGTGCTGCACCCACCTGTCAACTGCGACCCGACCAAGGTGGCCGAGTTTGCCAACGACCAACTGGGTGACCCCTATGGCTTGCTCACCATCGCTTGCATTGCGATTGACGTGCTGACCCCTGAGTGGTTTGTGGCGTTCCGTCGCCCCGGCTCGTGGATTTGTTCAGCACTCGGTGGCGAGGCACTGCGCTTCGGTGGCTTCTACATTGACTTGGGAGATATCTACACCGTCACGCCACAACAGTTGTTCGATGCCCATTCAGCAGCACTTGAAAATGTCACACCCCTAAGGTAGGATTAGATTATGAACACCAACCCATTCCATCCCGACAACCTTGACCCCATTGGTAAGGCGTTTACCGCTATCAAGAAGGGCGACCTGCCCGGCCACGAATTTCACGGAAACCAATACACGAACGGTTTCGCCAACAACGCTGGGTGGGCCAAAAACGGCGCATCCGGCCCAGAAGGAGTTCTTGACCGAGGCGTTCTTGGTGGAAGGGCGTACACGGTTGACACCTCAGGTCGCTCCAGTGGTCTGACTGCATCCGACCCTGCTCCCCGCGGCAAGGATATGCCGACCCCGCTTGTCTCTGAAGTCACTTACGGCGATAACCGGAGCGAAAAAAGCCGTACGCCAATCCAGTACCACATTGCTTCCAACGTTGGTGGCGAAGTCCCCGGTGAACACCCGCAAGGTACTTTTTACGACAGCATCAGGTTGAAAAGCGACGGGTATGTGACGTTCCCGACGGAGGTGATGCGAACATTTGATGATGGTGATGGTTGGAACCAACCGCGTGAGGCAGGAGAGGAAACCTTTTACAACTACGTGGTTAACTTGAAGGACAACGGTGTTATTGACAGAATTGGTCAAGCGGTCGCTGACACACCATCGTGGACTAGCAAAGATTCACCATTGGCTGGCTGCAAAGACTTTTCGTATGGCCGTGATTTGAGCGCAGCACCCCCGGCAACTATTAAGCCCGACACGATGGTCTGGGGAACCACCCCCGAAGGTGACCGCGCACCTATGGCCACGCTCGCTCAGATTCTCCACGCAAACTCAGAACTTGGTGCTGATGATGGCATTGGGCAAATGGCCCAAGAGCATTACGATTCCTATTAGTCGTTCCTGTTCTCTGTTCGTCTAAGATTCCACCTATGCAAGACAACGAATCCTTTTTGGAAAACGGCCGCATCCTGTACACCCCCCACCCCTGCGACAATCCTGATGCCGATATGTACCCCATTGGCACGGTTTGGCAGTGTGGGCGTTGCTACGACCACTGGGAAGTGCAAGACCACGTCGGGCATCACCACTGGGTTCGTATTCGTCGTGTGAAGTACGAATCGTCATCGAAGTAATGGCTGGGCGCAAGAAGGCCACCCCAACCCCGGTTGGAAATCACGCAATCACCATCGAAGCCACCAAGAGCCAGATGATGAACCGTGAGTTGTTCCAGCCGTTCTGCACTTGTGGCTGGACAACCCCGAAGTGGGGAAGCCACGGGCAAGCGTTCGTGGCAGGTGGAAACCACACAGCCGAACAGAACTGAGTGCGCCGTCGAAAACGACGGACACCGTAGTAGGTATGACCATTACTACGATTTGTGCCATCATCAACACCATCCTCGGCCTCGCGGTCTTCCATCGCAACCGGAAGTAGGCTTGTCCTATGACGGTAATCTGCGGTTGGAGTGATGGTGAAAACGCAGTCATCGGCGGCGATTCAGGAGCCTTTGACGAAGGCTCGGCAATCACTACGACCAACCATAAGGTTTGGAAGTCGGTAGAACACCACACGCTTGTCGGCGTGTCTGGCTCGTTTCGCATTATGGAACTCGTTCACCAAAGCGGTCTGGGCGAACCCCGGCAACTCCGGGACTACCTCATTGCTCAAAGCGAGAAGTCGGGTTTCCCAATATCACCAGACTGGGGCATACTCGTCGTTGGATTGGAAGGGGTCTGGGAAATCGGCTCGGACTTCTCTTTAGTGAAATCCTCGGAACGCTACAACGCCATCGGTTCCGGCGGTCTTGCTGCACTCGCAGCCCTGCACGTTTTGGAAACAATGGATGACCTATCACCACAGAGCCGAATAAAGTTGTCCCTGTCGGCAGCGATGTACCACACCACCTACGTTCGCAAACCGTTTAAGGTCATTGCACTATGAGTTGGACGCTGGAATACCCCGAACGCCCTTGGACGCTCAACAAGGAACGAACGCTCCACCATATGCAACGGGCCAAGTTGGTGAAAGAGTGGCGACAAGCCTTTTGCGAACTGGCCCAAGAATTTATGGTTCCACATTTGGAACAAATAGAAGTGGTGGCCCAGCCCTACGTTTTGAACGCTCGGTACCGGCAGGATGTTGGCAACTGTTTTCCAGCAGTGAAGGCAGCCGTTGACGGCCTCGTTGATGCCGGAGTTTTGCTGGATGACAACGCAAACGTGGTACTGAAATTGACGTTTCTGGTGCCGAAGTTCGGCAAGGATGCTTTGGAAATAACAATTTCCGAAGTATCATAGGGAGGCTATGAACTTCCCGACCTACGAGAATCCGACGAACTACCCAGCGCAGTCGGTTGTAGATTCGACTGATTTCGCAGCGATTACGGCAGGTTCAGCACTTACCGGTGTCATCTCCGGGTGCGCCGTGACCCCAAGTTCAGGGATGACCGTCGGGATTGCGAGTGGTGTAATCGCCATCGCAGGTTCTTCCTACTCGGCCAACTCCGGCACGGTAGTGGTTTCAGCAGCCAGTACCGGTGACCGACGAGACATCGTGTACGCCACTTGGAGTGGCTCGGCAGTTGTCTACAACTATCTTGCTGGAAACGCCTCAACCACGGCGAATTGGCAGTTCACGAACGATTCGGCAGCCCCGATTAAGCCGAACCTGCCTGCCAACGCAGTGCTGCTCGCTGAAATCTACGTCGAAGGCACGAACGCCACGCCCACGACAAGCATCACCACCAACGAGATTTTGGATAAGCGAGTTATTGTCAGCCTCGCCGTGACCGGGCAGACCGACATCTTTACTGGAACGCTGCCACCGGGCAACACGTTGATGCTCTGGCTCAACACGGCTGCTGCTGGAAACGGAACTCAGGGGCCAACAGGCCCGGCTCCGACTGCAACAATTGGAACCGTCACCGGTACTGGCCCAACGGGAAGTCCGTCAGTCTCCGTCTCCCAGACCGGCAACACGTTTGCGCTGAGTTTTGTACTTCAGCAAGGAGCCACAGGCTCAACCGGAGCAACTGGAGCGCCATATGAGATTCCACCAACCCAACACGTCAATCCATTTGGTTTGGCGATGCAAGGGTGGACTTATGACCCCGTTTTTTCGGGGTTAACTGGAGCAACTGTAAGTTTTGGAACCGTTTACTACAATTCGTTGTACATTCCAGCCGGGTCAGTTTGCAACTGGCTTGCTTACTACTTGACTGCAACTGGTGCCAACATCAGCACCGTATACGTCGGGCTGTATGGAACAGACGGACAGACGTTGCTCACCTCAGGAAACGCAAGTGGGAACACTGTTGGGTACTACAACATACAATTCTCGTCTTCGTACACGACTGCAACCAGTGGTGTTTATTGGGCTGCGTTTTTGTGCGTCGGCACGGGGGCAACGCCACCAACGCTACTGAAATCAGAAGTCACATCAAGCAATATTTTGGGTATGAACACAAAAGCCGGAACAACCGGGACGCTGTACGGGAGGTCGAATACTTCTGCCAGCAACAGTTCTAACCTTTACGCCAACCTTGGAAGTTCTTCCGTGGCGTTGACCTCTGGTAGCAACTACTTTTGGTTTGGGGTTCACAACTAAATGACCCAACTCGCTTACTTTTCACTGGCCGCAACCGTGACGGCAGGCAACCCGACAGGACTTGTCGTGCCGGTCAGCAGCACATCAGGTCTTGCTATTTCGATGTCAGTCATTGCTTCTGGGGTCAACACGACGATTTCTAGCATTGGAACTGGCGCTATCACGGTTGGCAGTACGTCGAACATCACCAACGGCTTGTCGCTAACGATTGGAACGTGGGTCACAGCAGTTGTCGGAGCGCAGGGTGCGACTGGGGCTACCGGCCCAACCGGGCCTACAGGTGCAACCGGGGCGCAAGGAACATCAGGGATTCCAGCATCAACCGGAACTGCGAACCAGTCTGGTCAGCAGTTCATCCCAAGCACTGCCAGCCAAACGTTCCTCGCTTCCAATCCAAGCCGTCGCCAGTTCTGGGTCACAAACAATTCCACCAACGAGCGAGTAAGTCTCTCCCTTGGAGGAACGGCAGTTGACGGCACCGGGATTGTCCTCTATCCAAACCAGTCGTTCACCTGCCAGACGTTCTACGGGGCTGTGAACTGCATCGCCAGCAACAACTACGGGACTTCAGTTTCCATTTCCTACGCGGAGGTTTAAATGGCTTCCCAAGCGAGTTTCACGCTTTCTCCAAACACCTCAACCAAGGTGGCTCCCATCACGGCTGGGGACACTTGGAACACGGTGACCATTGAGAACATCAGCACGGCTGCCGTTGTCTACGTCACCGCAGCAGGAACGGCAAACAACACGCAGGCTTTACTGAAAAACGGTGTGCGCCTGAACCCCGGAGGCGGCACTTGGATTACGGCAACTGCTGGCCCCATCTACGCCATTTCTAGCCTCGGTGCGACAGTGACGGTGACGCAACTATGAGCGTTTACAGCACGAGCCAGACCTACGAACAAAATCTCGCCAACGACCCCGGACTTCTTGGGTGGTGGAAATTTAACGAGACATCGGGAACGGTCATCAACGATTCTTCGACCACGCCGGGAAGTGGCAACACCGGCACCTACCCATCAGGTACATCTCTCGCCCAGCCATCTATTGTGCCGGGAAGTTCGTCGGGTTATTCAGCACTGCTAACTGCAAGTGCCATTATTGGAACAACCAACGCTGCGAACCTCAACTATGGAGCAGGGCAGAGTGGCGCATCAGCAACGTTTGCAATGAACGTCTGGGTGAGTATGACAAACATTGTCTCCAACGGCGCAGTTGCTGAAAAGTCCGGCCAATACGGGATTGACGTGAGCCTTGACACTGGTGGTGGTGAAATCAACGTCGGAAAAGCGGCTCAGTCCTATGCGTACACCACTTCGCAGGGTGGCACTACGCTCCAAAGCCCGACCACCCCCGAAGATTCGCATATCACCACCAACGGCGTGTATATGTTGACGTTTGCAGTAATTGCTTCTCCATACGGCAATAACTACCTCACGGTTTACAACCACTACATCAACGGCATTCCTTTTGGAAATCAGTACAACTACCAAGACGGCGAAGGGTTTTTTGGAACTCTTGCCGTGCAGACCAACCAAGGAAGTAATCTTCTTGTAATGGGCAGTGGGAACGCTGGCTACATTCAGCATCTCCACTTCACAAGTTCGGCCCTTTACAAAGCCGATGTTCAGGCGTTGTACTACACCGGGCTGCAAGGGCCACTGAAAACCGGTCAGACGTTTTCCAACGTCTACCCGTGGTGCGCCGATGTTCTTCCTGCCAATGCCTCACGCAAGTCCGTCACCATTACCAATGATTCGACAGTCCCGGTTTGGATACTCTTGGACACTGCTGCCAATGTGTATTCAGCAAATGGGTTGTCCCAGACATCAAGTTGGCAGTACCAAATTGCAGGGTTGAACGGACAAGGCATCTACCTCGCCCCACTTGGTGGAATGGTCACCGTTCCGAACTACACCGGAGGCGTTTCATCTATCGCAGCCTTTGGAAACCTTGACAGCAAGAACAATCCCCCTTACGGCAATGGCTATACCTACCGGTTCACTGGCTACGGTAGGGTCTGCGTGATGGAGGTCTAGTGAAATGCCGTTAATGATTGGAACAATCGGCGTTTCCGGCAGCACTGTCACCGTCACGCTCTCCAAGGGAACAGTCTCACCTTGGGTCGCTTCGACAGCGAGCGTTTGGGGCAACGCCCAGAACACCACGACCTACTCCACCAATGGAGCGTGGTGCTACGCCTACCCCTGCGACCAATACGGGAACATTCAGCAAAGCCTTTTGGACACCGTGAACGTGTTGTCCATCTCTGGCAACCAACTGACCGTTGACCGTACATCGAATATCGGTTCCAATGGTGGCGTAATGACGGTGGGTGTTTCTGGGCCAGCAGGAATCACCATTACTGGGGTCAACCAGTTCTACAACACCATCAACCTCACAAGCACGGCAATAATCCAAACTGGCCCACTGAAAATCTGGGGCTACTCGCCAACTGTCTTTAACCTGCCAATTCAAACTGCTGCGTCTGGTTCCACCACATTTACGCTCAATCCTGTCTTCACATTCAACGCCAACGGGAACACGAAGCCCCCCGGCTCGTCTGCTGGAATCTACCTTTCGCCCTCAATTGTTGGCTCAACGTATCCGACCATCAACGTCGAACCAGCGTTCAGTATTCAGGCTGGGATGTCGGTCTACGAAACTCAGGTTGGTCAGCGAGGCCAGTACCTCGCCACCGGCACCTACGTTGCCAATGTCTACAATCCCAACGGCTACGGCCTGCCTACCTACGCCCCGATTTCCAATCGCCGTCACCCCACTCGCTACATCCAAATCTCCGGGCCAAACGGAACAGCACCGGTTCTTCAGTCAAGTAGCAATATCGGGTTGACCTTTGACGGAACGTCGTTGCTGAAAAACCTCGGCAGCCAAACGTATCGCTTCTTCATCGCATCTGACTTCTACGAAGGAAGTCTGGCGCAGTGGTACAACGTCTACGACAAGCCACCTCTCCCCGATTCCACCACCAATGGCTCTGGGTTTAACGGAGCCGACCTTGGCTGGAGTTTGTCGCTGCAACCAATGGGGCTGAACTACTCCCTCTGGCTGTACGCGGACACCAACTGGTCTACAAGTTCCGGCCTAACACGTTCGTATGTTTTGGCTGACGGGGGCTTCATTCACAACTCGGCAGTGCTGCAACCACTATCGGGTTCGTCGTTTTCACTGACCGGAAGTTCTGTTGCTGGTGGTTCGACCACCACAATGCCGTTCTACAACGGGTCAGGCCTAAACGGTGGGTATGCACTCCCGTTCTTCCAAGACGAGTGGCCCGGAGATGGCCTGTGGGTGTATCCGGTTTACTGTGGCCAGCAGGGAGTTCTCGTCACTGCTGCGTATCAGCAAACAGGCTACGGCGGGACATTCTGGGTGACCAACTGGGCAAACTATATTGCTGGAACAGACAGCCTCAAAGTCCAGCGTGTGGAAGCATCGCACATCAACCAGAATTCCTTTTTTGAAAGGATTTCACCATCGGCCGCATCTGGGAGCAACAACCTTGATTACGACGATGGCTACGTCTACTTCACTGGTGAAAACTACATCACTAACGGAGTGACGCTCGTTCGCTACCCAAAGGTCAGCCTTGGTGGTGGAATCTTGCCCTCATCTGTCGCTGGCAACACCGTGACGCTGGCACTCACTAATCCAAAGGGCTACCCGACGGCAGGCACGAAAGGTATCGCAGCCGGGATGCAAGTGACGTGGGTAAGTGGTGGAACCACCTACTCAACAACAGTCACGGCAGTGAGTAGCCCCTCGCAATTCACGGTGGCAACTCCGGCATCGGGGACAATCACCACTTCGACTTCGTTGGCGTTCAACACGACAGGAACCACGGTTGACGGCAGCGTCACCAACGTTCCAAGTCTTCAGGGGGCAGAAACCCTGACTTCGGCTGGATGGGCCACGGACGGTGAAATCCAAAACAAGCCTGAGTTTGCAGGAATGGCCACTCAACTTGTTCGAGGTGGTGATGGCCTAAGCGCAAACTGGGCCGAGTATGCGTACCGACGCTCTGCTGACGGTGGCCTTGGGGCAATATCCATTTGGTACGAAGCGTTTATTGGTGGAAACGTCGTGTCGGTGAGTTTGGGCAACAACACTGCGACCGGTTCCACCATCACTGGGTCGTGGAGCCAATTCGTTGACTTTTGGCAAGAGCAGTACTATTCGGCCTACAACGCTCCATACGGCCAAGTGCTTACTGGGTGCAACAGCACGACGGGCAGTTATAACATCGGCGTGACCGGGCCTATGGCTACGTCTTTTGGAAGCCTCATTGCCAATAGTTCTGTGGGTCAGCCCGTTGTCGGCTCCAACATTCCAGCAGGAAGCATTGTGACTTCGGTTGCGAACGTCAGTGTGACTGGCCTCTCTGCGAGCAATGCAGCAACCGGTGCCACGGTTTCCACCATCGCAGGTTCAAGTGTCAATACGTTTGGAATTGTTATTGGTGGAACAGCAACCGTTGGAAGCACGGTGGTGCTTTTGACCAGCAACAGTTCCACGACTGGGACAACCTACACAAACGGTTTGTCCACCCAAATGGCCATTTACGATGGCAACACCATCGGCATTACGACTTACCCCTACGGTTCGTTTTTCCCCACTGGGACAACAATTGTTGCTGTAAACCCACCAGATTCAACGGTTGCCCCACCAAATTCCATTTACCTGAGCAATGCTTGCACCAGCATCTATGGTGATAACACTCCCGGTGCTACGGGCAATCTTTCCCTCTCGGCATCAAAAGCACACCCCGGCTGCGGAGTTGTTGTCACCCCGACCTCGCCATCATCGTCGTATGTTGGATATTTCACTCTGATTTCCATAGATTTGAACAACAATGCTCTATCCTCAATCTCATTCAATGGCCGTCTGTACAACCCCTACAACGGCAACTACACAGCCACCGTGCAGTTCCAAGGAATCACCATCAACCAGCCAGTCATCGCCAGTTTTTCTAATGGAACGGCCACGACCATCATCAGCAACCAGTTGTACGGAGCAGCAGTCCACACCGAGCAATATTTTTCAGGTCAAGGTGTTGACGATTTCGTGGTGACCTACGACACAAACTCGGCAGGTGGGTTTAACTTCGCCAATGCGTATTACACAAAGATGATTTGCGTCAGTGGCCTGTGAGGTGAAATCCACTACCCCTGTGACTGAACCGGTATTCGTGTAGTAGGGTTTCCAAATGTGGAAGAAGTTGATGACCCTACCGACGAGAACGGCTACTGCCCCGTCTGTGGCCCACGCCATTTCTTTTTGTCCGGCCCTTGGTTTCACCAGCAACACATAGAAGAAGCCAAGAAGCGACATCCATCCAATCCCCAGCAGTGAAATCCCTTTACCCCCTAGGAGAACAATGACTGAACCCGTGACCCCACTCCCCGAACGCCAGCCGATGGATGAAGGCTTTTCAGCAGAGGTCGCTGCACTTCTGAGCCACATCAAGGATGTCTGCAAGCAGATGCGTGAACACGAGAAGGCAGTTATTTCACTGGGCGTAGAGCGTCGCCAGACCGTCACCCGTCTCCGCGAACACGGCGTGACGTGGCGCAAGATTGCTGAATGGGCAGGCACGACTGACCAAGCCCTGTACAAGCACCACAACCGGGAAACTAAGTAATACTTGTAGTTGTCACAACCCTATGCTAAAGTGGGGTTATGCCGACAAGTGAGTTGCTAGCCAAGGCTGTCCAGTATCTCGCTGCCAACTGCGATGGTGCGGTTCAGCAAGATGCCAAGGGGTTCAATGGCCCCGACAGTCGGTTCGGTAAGGCACTCGCAGCAATCTCCCCTGAAGCGTGGAGCGAAGGTTCCCAGCGTGAAGCGTGGGAGATGCTTTCCAAGTACCGAGGCCAACTTGCTAGTGGTGGAATTGACTACGACGCTATTCCTGAGCCGTCAAAGGTCAAGGGCCAGAAGTTTGTCCGTGCCGTTGACGTAAAGGCTGGCAAGATTCTCGTCTTCCTGCCGTATGGTGATTCGGCATATCCCAAGGGTGCGCTCAACGCTATGTGGAACCGTGAACTGCGAGGTTGGCAGGTTTCGGTCAGCAAGTACGGCTCGGTGCTGGACTGGGCGAAGCAGAACAACGTCCCGGTCACGGAGCGAGCCAAGGCGTTGCTGGAAAGTGCGCCCAAGCCAGAACACCCCGACTACATCGGTAAGGCAGTATTCCGCAACGGCGAAATCGTGATGGCGTTTGACTACAACCCATCGCTCGTAGATGCTGTGCGCTCAATTCCGGGTCGTAGGTGGAATGGCGTAGACAAGACGTGGGTTGTCCCCAAGGAGACGGTCAGCATCGTTCGCAAACTGGCGAGCGACTACAACATTGAACTGTCCAAGGGCGTGTTGGAACTGCCTGAGGTAGAAATTACCACCGGGCCAAAGATTTCGGTTCAAGGCCGGGACTTCGCTATCTCGTTCACCTACGACGCTCAACTGCTCAGCGCAGTGCGCCAGATGCCGGGTTCGTCGTGGTCACCAGCATTACGGACTTGGGTTGTCCCCATCGAATCCGTAGACGAAGTGCTGAAATTCTCCAAGGAGTTTAACGCTGCAATGTCCCCTGAGGCAGTGCGCCTCGTTGACGAAGCCAGCATCGTACAAGAAATCATTGAAGCCTCGGCTGCCAAAGATGCCCAAATCACCATCAAGGGATTCGGCAGTGAAACACTGCAACTGTTTCCGTTCCAACGTGCCGGGGTTGCCTATGCACTGCGAGCAATGGGATGGGAACACACCAGCGAAGGCGTGTGGGAGCGCACGAAGAACACCGGTGAAGGTGGGGTCATCGTTGGTGATGAAATGGGCCTCGGCAAGACCTGTCAGGGCCTTGGAATTTTGCAAGCCACCCAATCGTTTCCAGCAGTCATTATCTGCCCGGCAAGCCTGAAATTCAACTGGGAGCGTGAAGCCCACAACTGGTTAGGAGAGGCCGGAACCGTCATCCTTGAAGGAACCACGAAGCCTAATCTCCGCCTGAGCCTGCCTCGCTCGGTCTTTCTTGATGAGCAAGTAAGGTTCCAACTTTTCAGAAAGATACAAGACATCAAGTTGACGAGCGACGACCCAACCGTATTGAGTTCGCTTCGTAGGGAAGCGCGGCTCCTTGACGAACGTGCGAACATAACTGCGACCACCAAAACTGGAAAGCCAGTCCATCAAACCCTTGTCAGTGTTGTAAACGAAAATAGTCCAAGCCTTGCCGGATTTGGAAATGCTTCCCTCGCCATCAACGATTCCAGCGATATATCCGAGTTGGGCAATATCGTCCGGCAGGTTCAGGGTGCGACCCTCAAATCGCCTATTTCTCGGCTTGGGGTTGGCGAAGTTGTCCAGTCGCTTTTGGAAAGCAGCGACATTGTGGACGTATCCGGGGAAGTCCTTGACGATTTCGTTGATGTTGTCGCCTCGTTCTCGTCTGGCGACGGCGTTGGCGAGTTCATCAGTGCTGTATCTAATGCTTATCCCATCATTATAATCTGCAACTACGACATTCTGACCCACTGGGTAGAGCGTTTCACCTCAGTGAAGGGCATCGTGCTAGACGAGAGCCACTACGTCAAGAACGGCGCAGCCCAGCGTTCCAAGGCAGCCATCAAGTTGTCCGACAAAGTGGTGGAAAACGGCGTTCGTGTTTGCCTGTCCGGTACGCCTATCGTCAACCAGCCGTTGGAACTGATGACCCAACTTCGCATCGTTCACCGACTGGATGACTTTGGTGGTGCATCGTCATTCCGCAACGTCTACGGCAGAGCCAGTGCGAAAAGCCTCGCATCCCTCAATCGCAAACTGCGCTCAATGTGTTATGTCCGGCGCAGGAAGGCTGACGTGCTGACCGAACTGCCACCAAAGCGTTGGAGCAGCGTGGTGGTGGAAGGCGACGCAGCCGTGATGAAGGAATACAAAAAGGCAGAAGCCGATATCGTGAAATACCTTTCACAACTTGCAATGCAGTTTGCCTTGGAATCCGGGGCAAGTTCAGAGGAAGCCCGCAAAGAGGCGTGGATGAAGGCACTCCGAGCCAGAGCAGCAGAGCAACTGGTCGCAATCAGCACCCTGAAGCAACTGGCAGCGAAGGCCAAGATGAAGGTCGCCAAGCAGTGGGTAGAAGACTTTCTCGCCAACGACAAGAAACTCGTGGTGTTCGGATGGCATCGCACTGTGGTGGATGACATTGCCGTCAACTTCGCCAATGGGGTCAAGATTCAAGGTGGAATCTCGTCAGAGAAGCGTCAAGAAGCCGTTGACCTTTTCCAAAACTCCGACGAACAAAAAGTCATCGCTTGCAACATCAAAGCAGCCGGAGTGGGACTGACCCTCACGGCAGCGAGCGACGTGCTGTTCATCGAACAGGGGTGGACACCGAGCGATATGGAGCAGGGCGCAGACCGTTGCCACCGTATCGGCCAGAAGGACAGCGTGACCGCTTGGCTAATGCTCACGGCAGACACGATTGACGAAGACATCGCAGCCCTGATTCAGCACAAACGCTCCATCGTGGACAGGGCTATTGACGGCACCGACGAAGATGAAGACGAGGAAGGCTCAATCGTTGGTGATTTGCTTGTCAGCCTCGCAGAGCGTGGGTTGCAACAGACTAGTTAAATCATTTCTGCTTCAGCAGACAGGTTCTTTGCCTTGGCCGAAGCGTCGTGGGCCTGCTTGTACAGAACCTTGGCGTTAGCCTCATCACCACTGGCGTAGGCGTGTGCAGCACGTTGCCAGAGTTGGCCAGCCTGAATGTGAGCCTGAGCAGCCTTTTGGAATCGCTCGCTTGCGAGGTCGCGACCACTCCAGCGGTCGGCCTTGGCGACCCAACGAATCAGGGTATCGCTAGTGAAATCAGACGCATCCATAGATACCAGAGTATCGCAGGGTGCTGGAATTCCTACTTGTTCTCGTCGCTACCAAGAACGGCCTGAGCAGCGCGCCACAGGGCTTCTTCGTACTTCAACTGGTCGGGCTTCATCTTTGCCTTGGCAGCGTCACGAATTGCCTGTTCATCAGCACTCTTGGTCACGTTCTTCAACTCCATTATGTGGTAGTCGGGGGTGCCAAACTTTTCGTAGTCCCAGTCGCTGGGAGCGTACTCCTTGTTGAACGGCATCACCTCGGTATCTCTAAACCCCAGTTTACCATAGACTTGGGGGAGGTGCTCACCGAAGCACTCAACGTAGTTCACCCCGTGGTTCTTAATGGCATCGTGCAGCATTGCAGCACCACTGCCACTCACGCCCTTGGAGAACAAAGCCGTGGCTTCGATTCGACCATCACCGTGGTCGTGGATGAGGCAGCCGGTTCGACCATCCGGAGACAGAAGCGGGGTCATCTTCTCGGCCTTAATTTGGGCGAGGGTGTAGTGATTCACGAACGCAGAGTAGGGATTTCCCTTGAACGCACTGCTGAAAGCCGACAGGAATTCCTTGGGGCTAGTCACTTTGGCGTTTGGAAACCCACCTTCACCAGTCCGGTATTGGTTCCCACGAAACGGGTGGCCGTCGAAATCGCCCTTGGAAACCGGGTAGGCAGAAAGAGATTTCAGCAGTGATGCAGTTGTGAATTCGTCGCCACGCATACTGCCAAGATTACTTTAGTTTTGTAAATGCCTTACTTCGGTTCAGCAGTAAGGGAGCCGACATCATCCAAGTCGCAGGCAACGGCCTTGTTCTTGTGCCGGAAATGGTTTGGAGTGGTGGAACCGGGGACAATGCGCTCAATGCTTGCCCCGCAATTTCGACAACGCAGTTCAGTCATTTCTTCACTCTACCTCAGTCAGTGAAATGTGTCTAGGGTCAATCGTCTTGTGGCTCAGCAGCGATGTTCTGGGCTGCCTCGGTTGCTTCGTCTGCCTTTTGGGAAGCATCAGCAGCAGCAGTAGAGGCGTAGCGACAGTTCCCCATCGAATGGTGAGTGGATGGGGTTGCACCTTCCACCTTCGTGTTGGCAAACGCAGCAGCATCGTTGATTCGACCAGCCGTGTAGTGCGCTTGCATTGCATCTCGGTGTGCAACGGAAGCCTGCATCCACGCACGAGTGGCAGCGTTGTCAACATTGCCGTTTTCACCACGCAGTTTGTACGCCAACGATTGGAGTTGGTCGGCCATATCTTGATGTCTAATTCCGTATCCAAGGTGAAATCCACCCATCGCCCGGAAATCTACAGGTGGGGTGTCGAACTTCGCCAGCATCTCTTTAGCGTGAGGGCCGTAGTAGTCGGTTTCCACCATCTTCGTCACAGGCATTGCCTTTTGGTTGATGGTTGCTTGGAGCGCAGCATTGGAAGCCCGTGCAGCCATTCCAGCAAAAGCGTGAGCCTTATCCCCGGTCAGAGCATTGGAAGCAATAGAGCCACCCTCAACGGGTCGGATAGCGTCAATCTCGTCAGCAGCCTCGGTGTGGGCAGTTGCAGCGTCACGATGCTTCTGAGCAGCATCACCAGTCAGTTGTGATGCCAGAGCCGAGTGTTCAGCAGCCAATTTCCGGTGGGCAGCAGCCGAGCCGGACAGGTCGCCATCGGTGGAAACCCGAAGTGAGTTTGCCTTTTCTGACAGCAGCGAAGACTTGTTGCTCGCCGGGTTGTTGCCAACTTTGGAAACGGGGTAGTTGCTCAGGGGTCGCAGTAATGCCTCAACAGTGAAATCCTTAGCCTTGATAATGGTTGGCTTGGGATTTGGAAGGGCTGCGATTTTGGCTGCGCTTTCTGCTGAAAATCCCTCTAACCCACGGTCATTAAGCCTTTCAATGCCTAACATTTCGTGATAGGGATGGCTGTCGGCTGTCGTTTGGTAGGTCATCGTCAACCCCTTATCGGCTGCCATCTGAATCGCCTGCTCCATTAGTGCCGTTGCAGCACCGGGCATCTTCCCGGTTGAGCCGAGGTAGCCAATGCTGGCTGATGGAAGTATCGGGCCGCTACCGTCGCCCAAGCGTATGTCGGGAGAGTGAATGGCAACATTTACAGCAGCCACTATTTCGTTGTTTTTGTTGCGAGCAACAAACAAGTGCGATGAAACGATTTGGTTGGGGTTGATTTCACTATTTGCAGCCCTGAAGTTGGCGTGGGCATACATTGCTGCTTCCCCTAGAAAGCGGATGCCTTGCTGATGGCGAGCGTCCATTGCCTTGTATTCTGGCGTTTCTCGCATTTCTAGGAATGTGTGGTAAAGGTCACTTATCTTGTTTTCGTTGTCTACGCGCTCAATTTTTCCACCAGCGTCGTAGAACTCTTTGAGGTTCCTTTGGAACGCAGCGATGTTGGCAGGCATCTCTCCACCCTGACCACCAGTCCACTGATTCCCGTGGAAAACGTGGCCCTGAACGTCGCCTTTCACCACTGGGTAGCGAGACGCACACTTCAAAAGTTCGGAAGTGAGGAACGGGTTCGCCATAAATCCCATCCTATCCTTGGCTTAGTGAAATCTTGTAGGCTTACGCTATGACCATCAACGTCAGTTCCGAAAATGTGGCTATTGACAGCATCAGCGTTCATCCGGCCAATCCTCGCCTCGGAGATGTGGCAGCCATCGCAGAATCACTGGAGGTCAACGGCCAGTATTCACCAATCGTGGTTTGGAATGACACCATCATCGCCGGAACGCACACTTGGAAAGCAGCCAAGTCGTTGGGGTGGAAAACCATCGCCATTACACGCTTCGACGGCAGCGAAGATGACGCACTTCGCATCCTCATCACCGACAATCGCACCAGCGACATCGCTTCTTACGACAATAGTTTGTTGCTAGATATGCTGAAATCACTGCCTGACCTTGAAGGAACGGGCTTTGAATTGGCAGATTTGGATGAACTTGACGGCCTGCACAACTCCGAAGGTGGGGGTGTTTCACCAACGCTCCTAGACGAAGACCCGACAGACAACCTGAACCCACCAGTCAAAATCCAACTTGGTGATTTCTACGGGCAACTTGACCCCACGCTCCACGACCTTTGGCTCGCCAGCGTGAAAGATGAGGTGGGCGACAAGAAAGCATCCATCAACCGGGAACTTAAAAACCGGCTTGACCTGCCAGAGGTTCCAAAAGTCCGAGTGGTGAAAGAGAAGAAGTCTGCCGTCGAAGATGAGCAGAAGGTCACGATGGTGGAAACCGAACTCGTGCCACTGTCCGAACTCCGTCGCTTCCCCGGCAACCCACGAGAAGGGGACATCGGGGCCATCAGCGAAAGTTTGCGCGTCCTCGGCCAGTACCGGCCCATCGTGGTGAACCGGCGCACCAACCAAATCCTGAAGGGCAACCACACGGCAGCCGCAGCATCAGCACTCGGTTGGNAGGAAATCGCCGTGGTGTGGGTGGACGTAAATGAAGTTGCAGCAACCAAAATCGTCGTGGCTGACAACAGAATCTCCGACAAGGCAACCTACGACAACGACCTGCTAGTGAAATCGCTGGCGAAGTTGGACAGTTTGGAAGGTTCCGGCTTTGACCAAGAAGATGTTGCCGAACTTCGTGCAGGCAAGGATTCCACCAACCCAAAGGAATCCAAATCGAAGTTCAAGATTGGCGACTACGGATTTTCTGTCCCGGAGAGCATTTACCAATCGTGGGCATCAGGCACCCTCGTGCCAGACGAAGCCCTGCACCGTCTCGGACTGCCGTTAACAGCACTGCTACGAGAGGCAAATTAAGCAACCCGTAGTAGCATCTTCGCAGGAGGTTCCCCTGTGTCTACCAATCCTTTTCATTCCAAAGAATTGCTGAAATCTGCCAGCAACTACCCTGTGTCCAAGGGTGATGAAGCAGGACACCCTTTTCGCGGGAATCAGTACACGAGTGGCGAAGCATCAGATTTTGCTCGTGACCACACGCAAACCGGTGACTTTGCTGCCGATAAGGGCGGGAATGAAAACTACTCCATTGCTGAAAAGCATTACGCTGCTGCAAGGGCTTGGCAAGACGTTGCAAACGGTAAGGGCAACGAAGCCGACGCTATCGCTGCATCCAAGGCTGCGAATGAACTTAGCAATGGACGTTTAGGTGTCACCGCAGGGCCTGAAGAAGAAACGCCAAGTTCTCCAAACCAAACACCTGCAAGTTCCGTCAACGTTGGAGGAACGACTTGGACTGTTGGTGGAAAGCCGGTTGCTAAGGGCGACAATTTTCATACGGCTGCTCTACTGAAATCCGCTAGCCGCTACCCAGTGGCCAAAGGCGACCTGCCCGGCCACGAATTTCACGGAAACCAGTGGACAAAGGAAGAGACGGGCGGTACAGCCCCTAAGCCACTCAACCCCTATTTCCCCAATCTTCCCGACTTTCACGTAGAGCCGGGGAGAAACGGTTCCACCTTCCTCGTGAGGCGAGGGGGAGCAGAAGATGGCCTTCCCTTCTGGATTAGCAACGGTGAAATCGAAGTTGAACACAACGGAGAGATAAGTTTTCACGCTCAAGGCTCGGACGATGGCAACCACATTGACACCACGCTGCGTGCGTCGCCCCAAAAGGTGTTGACGTACACCGATGACTTGAGTACGGACAGAAGGGATTTTCCCGGTCTGAGTTTCTCCACCACTGGCAAAGAAGAAGCAGATGGAACGCCACACTCCTTGAGTGACCCTATCTACGAGTTGGGAACCGGCAAGCAGGTAGGAACCTACAAGGATGCTGTCGCTAATCTTTTCGCCGCCAACGGCACTGGCTCGGACCTTGATGCCGACATTGCGAACGGTCATCAAGAGCCCGACTGGTCCTACTACGGCGACTGAGTTCTGAAAATGACGAACCCCCCTTCTCAATTCGCCAGTTGAAATGACCCAATGGTGGTCGTGGTGCCTAGACGGTTTCGGCCTAACCTGCACGTACCTCGTTGGTAGAAAGTTCTGGTGGGGTTGGCTCTGTTATCAGGGCTACAACGCCGTCTGGGTGACTTACGCCATCACCACTCGGCAATGGGGCTTCCTGCCCGGCTGCATCGTCTACGCCACTTTGAACCACAAGAATATGCGAGCGTGGCGCAAGGACGCTTGACTGGGGCTTAGCCTTTCAGTATGGTGTAAAGCGTGGATGAATACGAAATCCCTAGCGAAGCACTGCTCAAAGAGGTTTGGGAAGCAGCCAAACTCCTTGGCTACCTCACGGCACGAGTTGACCAGATGCTGGAAACTCGCTGCAAGGTAGAGAAAGAACACATCAGCAAAACGCTGGCGTACCAAGAAGCAGAACTAATGCGCCAGATGGTGCAGAACGAAGTGTCGCTGGAAGAATACGCCGAGCGCAGCGTCGAACGCCTGCGTGTCCACTTAGACGCTTACGCTGAAATAGATGCGTCGCATCGCAACAACTCCAACCGGTTTAAGCAAATGGTGCAAGACAAGTTGGAAGAAGGAAAACTCAACGCCGTCATCAGTTTCACCGTTGATGACCTACAAGGAGACAAAAATGCCTAAGGACTTCAAAAACTGGCACTTCTCGGTAGCCAAGATGCTCAGTGAAATCGTGCAGGTTGACCCAACCAAGACCGAGATGACCGTGTTGCTCACCACAGAAGAATTAGATGCCGTCAAACTGGCAGCCGAACTTAGTGGTGAAAGCGTCGAAGAATTCGTGCTGCGAGCAGCATTGGAATCAAGCGAAATCGTCAGCGAGAGCCAGCAGCCGGAAGATTTTGCCGCAGACCTGCACCTCGTCAAGGAGACGATGCGCCTGCTCAGTGGTGAATACGACCAAGACGAGCGACTGAAGGCAGTCCAAAAGCGCATCCGGGAACTGATGCTGGATGGCTACCGTCGCAAACTCCCCTCAACTGGTGAAGTGTTAGCCGACTTGCACGACTTCGTGACCGAGCAGTTGAAGGGCAACCGTGAGTAAAGACGATTTCACCGACGCACAACTTGAAGCACTGGTCAGCGACAACATCGCCCTGCGTCAGCGCAACGAGGCTTTGGAACGAGAGAACGAGCGACTGACGAGGGAACTTGCCAACAAATACTGAGGGCTGCAACGCCCTACGCCCCACGCTTTATTGCCGTCAGCACAAACTCGCTGGCTGTATGGGCGGGAGGAAACCTGTAGTGAAATCACCAACGATGGAGGAAACCAATGAATATCGGTGACTATGTAGAGGCCAACGAGAACATCCGGGAGCCACTGGGAGAACACCTCATTAACCAAGGAACCCGTGGACACATCGTCAACGTTTCCACCTACGTCACGGCGTACCCGTATGAGGTTCGCTGGGAGCGCAGCCGGAAGACGTGCTGGGTTGGCTCGTTCGACGTTCGGGTCATTGAAAGTGCGCCAGTCGAAGACGATTCGTCAAGTTCCAGCGAGGGATAATGGCAAGACGAGTAGGCGTGACCGGTGGTCGGGACAACTACGACTACCAATTCATTGACCAAGTACTCCGTGAGTTGCTGAAAAGCGATGATGTCCTCGTTCACGGCGACGGAAACGGCGTGGACAGGATTGCTGCTCAGTGCGCCAAGTACCTTGGGGTGAAAACCGAAGCCCACCCAGCAAAGTGGTCATCGCACGGGCGTAAGGCTGGCCCAATTCGCAATACTGAAATGGTTCACTCCGGCCTTGACTTGCTCGTCATCTTCAACGGTGGGGCAGGAACAGCAGATATGAAGCGACAGGCCACCAATGCTGGAATCCCCACGGTGCAGTTCTTGACATCCGATGACTGAACTCCTATAGTGCGGTTATGGCCTGTTCCAAAACCCACAAGTGGAGATACAAGTTTGTGACCAACGAACTCCCCGTGCGAAATTGCACGAAGTGCGGATTAGTGCAAACACCAAAGAAGTACGACCCAAAGCGTCTACTCAGATGGGAACAGGTGGAATCCAATGCCTAAGCAAGCAGATATGGTCAACCACCCACCGCACTACACCAGCGATATGGAAAATGCACTAGGAAGACATCTTTCCCCCGGAGAAGTAGTTATAATTCCAACTATTAGAGTGAATATGGAGCCTAAAAGGTGGAAAAAAAGCCAACCAGCAGGAAGTCAAATGGAGGACAAGGTGAAATGGGCAGTGGAAATCCTGAAACAGTACGCTCCGCAGCACTTGAAGAACACGACCCTGTAAACAAGCCTGCTCACTACCGGAGTGACAAATCCGGGGTGGAGTGCATCCAAATCACCCAGCACCGGAACTTCTGCGTCGGCAACGCCATCAAGTATCTGTGGCGAGCCGGACTGAAGGATGCTGGCAATAGTGAAAAGACCATTGAGGACTTGAAGAAGGCCGTGTTCTACATCAACCAAGAAATCACACGGTTAGGTGGAAAGCCGTGACCCAGCCAACCCACTCCACTGAGCAGTATTGGAAATCACAAATAAGAAAGTCTGACGGCAGCGAAGCCGAGTATTGGAAGTCGTTGTTCCTGAGGGTGTGTGGCTATATCAGCACCCGACCCGAGTGGTCAAGCAAGCACCCAGAAGAAGTCGCACACTTCTTCCAAGCCGAGGCGGAGCGATGAGCAACTACTTTCTCGGGATGTTTGCTGGAATCATCCTCGCCATTGCTGTCTTCGACATTTGGATGAAGCGACAGTGAGGGGCTTCCGTGGCAATTGGGTCATTATCCCCAACGGCAAGCATTACACCATCGTCGGCACCAAGCGTCTGCCACGCAAGACCAAGAAGTTCTGCACCAAAATCCTAAATCAACTACAGGGAACTAGCGTCATCACCAGCGTGAACTACTTTGCCCACGGGTCGCCCAATTTCGATTTCACTGGAGGGACAAGCCGTGGATAGCGAAGAAGAAACACGCATCAGAGAGCAACTGCGCCACAAGGAAGTTGAGTTGGCCTACCTAAAGAGGCAGAAGGCAATGGTCAAGTTTGAGGTCAAGGCTCTACGCCGTTTGTTAAATTCCCTAAACCAGTAGTAGGTTGTGTACTCCAACCGCTTTGGAGGTGAAATGCACTGCGCCCACACAACCGTCATTGTCCGAGCAGGTCGCTACCACACGCACAAGCCGTGTTGGTGCGCTACCAAGCCACCGTACACCGATGCTGAAATCTCTCACTATCTTTTCGGCGCACCATTGACCGAGCCAGAGCAGACAGGAAACCAATGAAGGTTTACACACTCCGCAACTACAACCCGATGTTCGGGCTGAACATCCAAAAGTTCGACGGCAAGTGGGGTTTCTACCTCGACCTCGGGCATCATTCGTTGGTCTTTGAGCAAGGCCGACCTGAAAAGGAGTTCTAATGGCAACCCCCATCCCCTCAGACCACGAACGCTGCACTTGCTACCACGGGTTGGATGACCACGACCACGACGGTTGGGGTCGCTGTATGAAGGATGGCTGTCGCTGCACGGCGATGGAGCCGGAAATCCTTGGCCACCCGGATTCACCAGCAGGCAGATTCTGATGGCAGACATTGAGGTTGAGTTCACCGACGAGGAATACGCCCGTATCGAAAAGGCAGCAGCACTAAATGGTGAAACGGTGCAGGAGTTCTGCGAGCGAGCCGTCAAGAACCTGTTCGACAGACTGGGTGACCAACCACTGACTTGACCCCACTCCACCACTTATGTATACTTACCGTTAGGAAAGAGCGCAATGATACTAACGAACAAGTATGAAGTGGGCGATATTGTCCGCAATTGCCCAGACTGTGGGGAGAAACTGTGAGCGACAACCAATCCCAAATTTTTGCCAACGACACTCAGGCCGACTTGTTCGCAAGATGGTACAAGTTGGGTGGCACCATCAGCATTAACGGCGACCCCGAATTCACAAGCAGCATTGAGCGCGCCATCGAACAGCGACGGCAAAACCGTAATGGAAACGATACTGAATTGGCAGGTGAACGATGAAGTGGCTTCAAAACCTGTTCAGCCGGGGCAAGAACACCGGCGAACCAATCCCCCAACCACCGAAGTTTGACCCACTTATGGCCGAAGCAGAACGCCGGGTGCGCCAACTGTTCGGAGGCAGGCTATGAACCAACAAGAGCGAGATGCCCTGCGATACAAGCACCGTTGCCTTGAAAGCAAGGTTGGCCCGTGGTGTCGTTCCTGTATGCACAGTTGGCCTTGTGACACAATCAAGGTGCTTGACGCTTGGGATGCTGCGAAAACCCCACCTGAGGGGGCAAACGCAGTATGCAACCACACGTCAGAACACTTTGGATTTGGAGATTACACATTTTCCACCTGCCCGAAGTGCGGAGAGAAACTATGAACAACATCATCAGAAACAAGCCCTACTACAAGGGTGTCACAAAAGACCTGAAGTCACCAACACAGGACAACAAACTCACCTATACGCCAGAAACGATTATCGAAGCCGATGACCTCAACCTTGACCCTGACAAGGACTGCGGTGCAGGTATCAACTTCTGCTCAACCCTTGCCGGTGCATTGAAGTGGGCTAGGTGTGGAACTGTGGTCACGGTGACAGTGCCGGACGGTGAACTTATCGTGGACACNGGC